ACGTTTCCCGCTGATATGTTTGTGTCATACCGGAATGCGGTATCATGGCCCCCTGAGACGGCTAAAGCCGTTATCTTTCACGGCCAGCCTAAGCCGCATGAAGTGACTGAGGGGTGGGTGCCAGGTGTCTGGCGCGTCGGTGGTTACACGGCCATGCCAGAGCTAAAGGGCATGAACGTCACGCATGATTTTGCCTATGCCAACGTGCGGACAAACGTGCAGCGGGATTTGGCGTGGTTTTCCGGCTTTGGGGATCAAGACAAGGCTTGCGTCGTTGTGGGTGGCGGTCCTTCGCTTGCGGACAGTGTGCAGGCCATCAAGGACCATCGCAGACGCGGCGCTAAGATTATCAGCGTCAACAATGCGATGCGGTATCTGATTAAGCACGGCCTAACCCCAGACGGTCACGTCATGCTGGATGCGCGGGAAGAAAATCTGCACATGGTCGAGGATGCGCCAATGTCCGTGCGCTATTTCCTCGCTTCTCAGGTTCATCCGTGCGTGTTTAATGCTCTTTCGGGGCATGATGTTGTTCTGTGGCACAACGCGATGGGTTCCGGTGATGAACTTATGGACATCATCAAGCCGTGGTTTGACGAAGGCCCAGACCAGAAACCCTGCGTTCTAGTGCCTGGTGGGGGAACGGTCGGGCTTCGGGCTATCAATCTGGCGTGGCTGTCTGGTTACAAGAAAATCCACCTTTATGGTTTCGACAGTTCGTATGCCGAGGGTTCGCACCATGCCTATTCGCAAAGCCTGAATGACGGCGAGGCGACGATGGACGTTGTGCTAGGTGACAAAACATACACTTGCGCCCGTTGGATGATCCGGCAGGCAATGGAGTTTCAACAGCAGTTCCTTTACCTTCGAGATAGAGGCGTGAAGGTTACAGTGCACGGGGCTGGATTGATTCCGGCGATGGGGAGGCTTCTCAGTGCGACTTGAACGACCACGACACATAACAGATGACCAATGGGTCAATTGGTATGGCGCAAAACGATTGAAAAATGGGACGTTTTTGGGTCCGATGTCCTGCGCTAACCTTATGCCTGATCCGTCGCAATCAAAACTTGCCCGAAGGCATCAACCCAAGCCTATCCCTGCGACAGGACCAAACATGGAGCGACCTGTATGGCATGGGTTTTAGGCCTTCTTGCCGTTTGGCTGTTGTGGTTGCTGGTTGTTGGTATCGTTGTGAACACGCGCCGATGAGCAGTCAGTATCACGAACGCAACGACAACGAGCGGCGCAAGGCGTGGGCCACGCTCAAATGGTATCCTGAGCGATTGACCGACGCTGACCGGGCGCTGTTGCTGCTAGATGAGCCAGACTTCTATCATCCGGTTGACGCTCAACGGCACTTGTATGACGAAAAGGGTTTCGCAAAGTGAAACAGATTGACGGCCTTTGGTGGCCTGATTTTGACGTTCGGTGCCGTAACGCGGTGGTAAGTGAGTGCGCCGCTGCTATGCCTGTCGTCCTGCCGCTGGTGGTTGAGAAGCGCGTTTGCGTCCAAGCTGGCGGCAATGTCGGGGTGTATCCGCTGGCGCTGTCCAAGGTGTTCGGTCAGGTCATTACGTTTGAGCCGGATGAGGACAATTTCGAGTGCCTGCACAAGAACGTTACATATGACGAAGCCCTTGCGTATTTTGGAGCGCTTGGGGCGGAACCTGGCTGGTGTGCTGTTCAGCGCATCGACACGGACAACTGTGGTTCACACAAGACGCTGCCGGGAACGGCTATCCCAGTTCAAACCATTGATAGCCTGAACCTCGACCAGTGCGATTTGATCTGGCTGGACATCGAAGGTGCGGAGGCGGACGCCATCAAAGGCGCACTAGCGACAATTGAGAAGTTTTCGCCTATCATAGTCCTCGAAGAAAAAGGACTAGGCCCAAAAGCCGATCTGCCCGGCTATTCTAGCGTGATGCGGATTGGAAATGACACTGTGTATCGGAGGACATAGATGGATTATGTAGCGCCAGACGGACGGGACCGGATCATTCCGCGTTTCCATATCAAGCCGGTTCGTAACAACTTTTTGTCAGAGAAAGAGGGCCGCGAGGTCTGGGCTGACGTTGAGTATGTGGAACTCATCGTGCCGGGCGATAACAAGAACATCGTTGACGTTGCCGTGAAGGAAGAACACCGCGAACGTTGGCCCACCAAATACGCTGCGTTTAAGGCCAACATGGAAGCCCCTGAGAGCGGCACACCGCTAGAGGAATGGGCGGGCGTGGGCCGCAGTCAGGTCATTGAGCTTAACAGCGTTCATATCCGCACTGTCGAGGCTCTGGCGGGCCTGTCTGACGCCCAACTTGCCAAATGCGTCCCGATGGGTGGTCAAGCCCTTCGTGCTAAGGCGCAGCGGTTTATTGAGCAAACGGAGGCTGAAAAGCCGCTTGCGGAACTGACGCAGCGCATTCGAGAGCTTGAGGAAAAACTGGCGCTGGCGTTGGAAGCCAAAATTGAGAAGGAAGTGGCATGAGCGGTCTTGAACGCGACGTGATGTATAAGCCTGGTGCTACCTTCTATAAGGAAGGCAAGTTCCTGATGTTCCGCTTTCAGGCTGATTCGTCGTCAGTCATTGGCCCGCGTGTAGCTACAGACGCGGACAAGGCGGCGCATGGCGCGGAATATGATATGTATCTCAAGACGGCGTTCAATAATGCGCCGATTGAAGCGTTTGATCACGACGGGGTGGATGGTCCCGGCGGTGTAGCCCAGCCTGTCAGCGACGACCAAACGGACGTTGTGGCGGAACATGAAACCATCCCCGCCCTTAAGAAGCGCGGGCGTCCTGCGAAAGCCTAACCAATGGCCATGAACCTTCTTCAGATTGTCCAAAGGGCCTGCCGCCTTTTGTCCATTCCCGTCCCTACGGAAGTCGTCAACTCGACTGACGCGCAGGTTCAGCAGCTTTACGCACTAGCCAATGAAGAAGGCGACGAACTGTCGGGCACTTATGATTGGCAGGTGATGCGAAAGCAGCATCTGTTTAATACGGTGGCAAGCGCGGTGCAGGCGAGCGCAGTTCCGTCGGACTTGGACCACTTTATCGCTAACTCGTTCTTCAACAGGACGACAATGCGTTACATTTACGGGCCTATCACCCCGCAAGAGTGGCAGGCTATCCAAGCGCAGCCCCAACTCAATCGCGTGTTTCTGGCGTTCATTGAGCGGGACGGTCAGTTTCTAGTGACGCCGACGCCCGCCGCCGGGGAGACGATTGCTTATGAGTATATCACGACAAACTGGGCCAAATCGGCTGCCGGTTCGGCGCAATCGTCGTTCCTTGCTGATACTGACCTGACATATCTGGATGACAAGCTGTTCCCGCTTGGCCTCCGCTGGCGGTTCTTGAAGTCCAAGGGCCTCGATTATGCGGAGGACTTCCGCACCTATCAGGGCGAACGTAATCAGCGCATGGCCCGTGACGGCGGTAACGGCGTAATCGACAGCACGGGCGGCAACTATTACGGCTGGTCAACGAACATCCAGGAAGGAAACTGGCCCGGATGATCTACGTGCAGATGAATGGCGGATACAAAACCCTGATTGACGATCAGGACGCCGATCTAGGTTGCTACAAATGGCGCACATCGTGCCTTAAGTGGGGGCCTTATGCCTATCGCGAGGAACCGATGGTCAAAGGGGTGCGCGGAAAAAGCGTTTCCCTGAGCCGGACGATTGCCGCGCGTATGGGTTTGCCGGTCGAGGACCGTAGCCTCCAGGTCGATCACATTAACGGAAACCCGCTGGATAACCGCCGCGCCAACCTTCGCATGGCGACGCCAAGCCAAAACAGCATTAATCAAAAAGACCGCGCCGATAACACATCGGGGTTCAAGGGTGTCCATTACGACCGCTCGCGCGGAAAGTGGATGGCGTTTATCGGCCAAAAGCCGTTTAAAAATCTTGGCCGTTTTGACACGTTTGAAGAAGCCAAAGCCGCGCGGCTTGCCGCTGAGGCCGAATGGTCTGTTGCCCCGCGTAGGGGAACGGCATGATCCTGTTCGTCACCATTTCTGACACCAAAAACCAAGAAACGCAGCGCAAGAAGATTAACGCGCTGTTGTCGGTGTATGCGCCGGGCTATGGTTCAGCCTTGCCAGCCGCTGCGGATAGCCCAGACGGTCGGTTGTTCTATATCGGCGCACAAGGCTATCAGAACCGTTCCGGGGCATGGGTGGCGATATGAGACAAGCGGCGCAGCGATACGGTCGCCAGCCTTTACGATCGGTAACTCAACAGCGAGTGTCTATCGGACGCGCTGTCCCGGCGCCTGTCGGTGGATGGGACGCGCAATCGCCATTGGCTGATATGCCGCCTGAGAACGCGGTCATTCTGGACAACTTTATTCCTCGCGCTGGCTATGTCGAACTGCGTAAGGGCTATGTGCCGTGGCAGGAGGGCATGCCGCTTCCGACTGAATCGCTGCTGGTTTGGCGGGGTGGTGTCGCAACGACCGCCGACAAGATTTTTGCAGCGGCTGGCGGCTCGCTTTACGACGTAAGCAATCAAAACGATGCGCCGGTTGAGGTGTTTTCCGGTGCTGGCAATGCGCGTTGGCAATGGATTAACTTTGCCAATGACGCTGGGACGTTTTTGATTGCCGCTAACGGGTCTGTCGATCCGGTCTATTATGATGGTTCGACGTTTGCCTCAACGGTCATTACCGGCTCGGCTGGGGTGATTACACTTGACCCGCGCACGTTGGTTGACGTGATGGACCACAAGGGCCGTTTGTTCTTTGTGCAAGAAGACAGTCTGCGGTGCTGGTTCCTTGAGCCGTTTGCCATTCAAGGCGCTGCTAATCTGCTGGACCTCGGCCCGATTTTCGACAAAGGCGGGTCAATCCTCTGCCAATCGACATGGACGCTGGACGGTGGTTCCGGTGCCGATGATCTGGCGGTGTGGGTGACTACGCAGGGTCAAGTTGCTGTGTATCAGGGCCTTGACCCTTCGGATGCGAACAACTGGGCACTGGTTGGCGTCTATGACATTGGCCTGCCGTTGTCCCGCCGGTCGCTCATCAAGTATGGTTCTGACCTGGTAGTGCTGACGACCAACGGTGTCGTTCCGCTTTCTCAGGCGCTGAAGCTGGACCGCGCACAAGAGAACCTTGTGGCGTTGACGCAGAAAA